GCTACGGTTCGGCGGTTGCGCTGACGGTCTTCCTGACGGCCTCTGGGCCCGCACACTGTGCAATGTGGCTGCTGACGCCTGGTGGAACTGCGGCGCGTCCTTACTTCTTCCAGCACCTGCAGCAGCGTGAGCTGCTGTTAGGGGGTATGGGGGTCTTCCCCCATAAAGAAAATAGGGGGTTCGGGGGATTTCCCCCGATGCCCTTGCAGGGAATAAACGAATTTTAGGGGTTACCGGAACACCCTTTCCGGCGGTTTCGCTACGGTTCGGCAATTGCAATGACGGTCTTAATGACGGCCTCTGGGCCCGCACACTGAACAATGTGGCTGCTAACGCCTGGTGGAACTACGGCGCGTCCTTTTTCTATCAATTTTAGAACGACAACCAAAATGTTCCCGGTAATCCTACACCGCAGACGATTGAAACATCGTTATATCCGCCCTTATGGGTTTTGGTGAGTGGAAATAGTTCCGGTCAGGAGCTGCAAGTAGCAGGAAATGTCCGAAAGCGGCGAGGAGATAGAAGATCATGCGTATATTGAAATACGATATTGAAAAGGTGACCGGGATTCCCTGGAAGAAAAAGAAAAGTTATAGATACCTGTATCGGCTGGCCTGCCGGGAAGATGTGATTAAAAAGGCTTTTAAACGTATGAGAAAAGGGAAAACCAAGAGAAAAGACTTTCAAATGGCGGAGGAAAATCTGGATGCCTGGGTTAAGAAAATCCAGGAAATTATCCTGAATACGAAACCGGATGGATGGCAGACTGATCCCCAAAAACGATTTAAGCCAGTAAAGCATAACCCGGTAATTATTAAAGAGTTTGGAAAGACGAGGGTTGTTTATGTACCGACTATGGTGGAACTCTGGATTCAGCATGTTATTGTAATGATCCTGGAGCCGATCATAGCGGGAAGCAGTTATCCGATGAGCTTCTCATCGTTTCCCGGAAGGGGTTCCCTGAAGGGGCAGCGAGCTATCAGACGTTGGATCGAAAGTGGAAAGGGAATCAGGAACTTTGCACAGGCAGATATCCGACATTTTTATAGCCATATTCAGTATAAAATTGTTCGGAAAAAATTAGAGCGTAGAGTTAAAGATAACTTTTTCCTACATCTGATTGATGTCTGCATGACATATTTTCCTAAAGAAATGCCTTTAGGTTTCTATCTTTCTCAATGGCTTGCGAATTTCATGCTCCAGGAACTGGATTATGACATTAAATGTAAGCTGAAAATAGCACATCATGTCCGGTATATGGATAATTATACGCTGGCTGATGATAACAAAAAGAAGCTGCACCAGGCACTGCTTTACATTCGGCAGGTGCTTGGAAAGATGAGACTACGCATGAAGAGTGACTGGCAGGTGTTCCGATTTGAATACACCAAGAAAAATGGGAAGAAAACGGGGCGCTGCGTGTCGGCCATGGGCTGGCTGTTTTACCGGTCAAAAGTGTTGATCCGGAAGCGCATATTACTTCATGTAGAGCGCATAGCCCGAAAATTGCATAAAAAGGAAGAAAACGGCCAGCGGTTTCCACTGGGGCTTTGCCGTGGTTTTGTATCGTTGCTGGGGTGGATCACACATTCAGAAACGTATGACTGGTATTTGATACATATTAAGGAATTGGTAAACGTCCGTAAAATCAAACGGATTATTTCAAAGATGACAAGGGAGGTAAATCGTCATGCAGGAATGGAAAAAAGAACTCTGCAGAGAGCAGCCTGAAACCCTTCAGGAGCTTGGAAAAGGTACTTACATTCAGAGACGCAATATCACTCCGTATGAAAGAAAAGACGGGAACGGAGAAGCTGATAAGGGTTATTCATGTGAGTACAGGATTCTTACAAAAGAAGAATATTTTGCAGCCCTGGAGCAGGAAAACAGCAATAAAAATATGCTGACTTCCATGGCCGCTCAGGCAGATATCTATGAGAAACTTATTGAGACAGAAAAAAATCAGTTAGTCATCATGCAGGCAATTGCAGATCTGTATGAAAAAGAGAATGGAGGCGTGTAATATGTTAGAACTTTATGTGACCTTAGTTAAAGCTGAAATCAGAACCCTTGACAGCGTACCGGCGGCCTTCCGGGAAAAGGTGAAAGCGGCTATTGAAGCGGAAAAACAGGAATGATAGGAAGGGAGAAGAAACATGACTCTGCTTCATATTATAGACACGCTTTGCGATGTGACAACCAAGCAGGCAGATCTCCTCCGGGAGCTGGTGACAGATCTGGAACATATGAACCAGGTTTCCGAAGAAGTAAAGAATTATTATCGGGAGAAGCTGGATTCTATCGATCAGGAAATGAACGTAGCTGAATACGGCTGCCGAGAACTTCCCTATATGGATGAAGCTCACAGAGAAATAATAAGGTAAAAACAGGTGCATCGGATATTTCCGATGTGCCTTTTTAATTGGAGGAAGATCATGCAAAAAGAGAAGTGGAAAACCATGGATGTGATCCTCGTAATCCTGGCGATATTTTTACTTGTTTTTGTGATTGTGATGATTGCTATTTACATAAGAACAGGAGGAATTCCGGATACCTTATGTACCTGCGTGTTTAGTGTATGTGGCGGAGAATGCGGAGTAATGGGCTGGATCAAAACAACGAAAGACAGACACCTTTCCAGACAGTATGAACTGGAGGATAGGGAGACAGACAAAAAAGAAAGCATGGAGGAAACGGAGAATGAGTGATATTTGCTTTGAAGGTTTAAAGATTTTGGTGATGGTGGCGGTGCTGGTATTAACCAGATATGTACTTCCCTGGGTAAAAAGCAAGGCTGATTCCGAGAAGTTGAACCTGGTGGCTCAGTTGGCGTATAAAGCGGTTTTAATGGCCCAGCAGACCATGAAAGCCACTGATGGAAAAGAGAAAAAAGCCATCGTTACGCAGTTTTTAAAAGAGCTTCTTCAGGAGAAGAACATCGCACTTTCGGACACGCAGATTGAGATCCTGATTGAAGCCGCAGTAAAACAGATGAAGATTCAGGAAAATGCAGGAATTGTGATTGAAGCAACGGATGATGTGGAGGTGTAGTCAACATGGGAGTAAGAGTTGGAAGCGCAAGAAGCAATGAAAATGGTGGAGTAAATGGTGGCAAGGCGGGCGATCAGACCGGCAGAGAGGTGTCAACGCAGCTCTGGTATCTGCATTCAAAGGGCTGGATCGTTATTAGGGCGAAGGCACCTGCAGTCCGGGAGGCAATCGCTAAAAACATGGAAGCTGCCTGCCAGAATGACAATATCGGTTATTGCCAGGGCCACAGAGGAACGGCAACGGCTGCAGCGAAGCCATATGATTACGATCTTTCCAAGGTAAATACAGCCGTGGAAACAGACTGCTCTGAATTGGTACGTTGCTGTGTGCTTTATGCTGGAATTCATGTGAATAGTTTCAGCACAGCGAATGAGGTGGCAGCACTGAGGCAGACTGGCCAGTTTGATATCCTGGAAAAAGATGAGTATTGCAAAGCTTCAGACTATTTGTTACGAGGAGATATCCTGGTCACAAAGACGAAAGGCCACACTGTGGTTGTTCTGGACAATGGCTCCAAGAGCAGCCAGAATAAAAAAGTTGAAGCAGCTCAGAAAAAGGATGTATCTATCAGTGGAACCTATAAAACCACGGCAGATCTGAATTTGAGAGCGGGAGCCGGTACAACAAAAGATATTCTGGTTACAATTCCGAAGGGAGCAGCGGTCTCCTGTTATGGATATTACAGCCTGTACAACGGAAAGCCATGGTATTATGTAAAGACTACTGTGAAGGGAGTAGCTTACACGGGCTTCTGTAGCAGTGCGTATTTAAAACGTTAGATAAATGAAGGCTCTGGGAGTACGAGCTCCCGGAGCATCCTGATTTCATGCCCCTTAAAATTGAAATCAGGAGGACATAATGAATAGTTTTATTGCATGGATCGGTGGAAAGAAATTACTGAGAAAAGAGATTGTAAAAAGGTTTCCAGAAGAAGGCTTTACACGGTATGTGGAAGTTTTTGGTGGAGCTGGATGGGTTCTTTTTGAAAAAGAGCAGGGAAAAGAACTGGAGGTATTCAACGACCGCGACAGCAACTTGATAAACTTATATCGGTGCATCAAGTATCATTGCGGAGAACTGCAGAGAGAGCTGGAATGGCTGACTATATCGCGGGAACAGTTCTTTGACAGCAAGAGCCAGCTTGACAGTCAGGGACTTACGGATATCCAGAGAGCGGCGCGGTTCTTTCATATTATAAAGGTGAGCTTTGGTTCAGATCGCAGAACCTTCGGAACGAATAAAAAGAACCTTGCTAATGCTATCGAGTACCTTCCCCTCATTCAAAAGAGGCTTCAGGGTGTTGTAATCGAGAACAAGGACTTTGAAAACCTGATTCGGGTTTATGATAGACCAGGGGCACTCTTTTATCTTGATCCGCCTTATCATGGGACGGAAAAATATTATGAGGGAAGCTTCACCGAAGCGGATCATGAGCGTTTAAAAGCCGTTTTAAGCAGTATCAAAGGCCGTTTTATCTTATCTTATAATGATGATACTTACGTCAGAGAACTGTATAAGGGTTACAATATCGAAGAAATAAGCCGGAATAACAGCCTGGCGGGTAAGACGAAAACTTCGCAATTCAAGGAATTGATAATCAGGAATTACGAAAAATAACGTATTTCGTTATAATATAACAAAATGACTTTTAAAGAGTGCCCTCGTGCTAGAATAACCAGCAAAGGGGCATGGATATCATGATTAAAATTCATTTATCACGGCTTCTTGGAGAAAAAAGGTGGACGCAGAAAGATCTTGCAGAAGCCACTGGAATCCGGCCAAGTACAATCAACGAATGGTATCACGAATTCGTAACCCGTATAAACCTGGATCACGTTGACAAGATTTGTGAAGTATTAGAGTGCGATATTTCAGATCTAATTGAATATGTACCGAATCAGCACAAAATCACGGGAAAAGATCTGATTGTTGAAGAGCATGGAAACCGAAAGCCGAAGAAAAAGCAGTAGAAAAAGGACGTTTTGGAGGGTATTTTACAGCCCTTTAAAACGTCCTTTTTCTGTTTTTAAAATAGGTTTTTGCAAATGACGCGAAAACATTTTGCATTTTGCGCGAAAAGCTACAGCGACAGAGCGCGAGCGCGTCGCGTTTCTTATACCCTGCCAAGGGCTACGGGGATTCGATAGCATTTCTTCACTAACGCTCAAGGTAAAATAAAGGGGTGAGCTTTACAGCTCACCCTTCTTATATTTTGCAACGATATTCTGAATTCTCTCATTCGGATTCAGCAGATCACTGATGGAAGAATCGTGGTTCAAAGTATCGATGATGTAAGCAATGTACTTACTCATATCGCAGTTGATGTACCATTCTCTCTGAAGTAATTCCGGAGTCTGGTAGATCAGGTTGGTGGTCAGTACCTTATCGATGATGCCGTTTTCATAAGCCTTGTCGAACTTGTCCAGCCCGTTGGTGAAGAGACCAAAGGTGGAGAAGACGAAGATCTTATTTGCCTTGCGCTCCTTCAGAGCAGCGGCTACTTCCAGCATGCTTTCGCCGGAGGAGATCATATCATCAATGATGATCATATCCTTGCCCTCTACGCTGGTGCCCAGGAACTCATGAGCTACAATGGGATTACGACCGTTGACGATGCGGGTGTAATCTCTTCTCTTATAGAACATACCCATATCCAGACCTAAAACGTTGGCCACATAAATAGCACGTCCCATACCGCCTTCATCCGGGCTGATGACCATCATGTGGTTGGAATCTAACTGAAGATCCTTCACATTGCGGAGCAGACCTTTGATAAATTGGTATGCAGGCTGTACAGTCTCGAAACCGTGCAGAGGAATTGCATTCTGTACACGAGGATCGTGAGCATCGAAAGTGATGATGTTGTCTACACCCATGCTTACCAGCTCCTGCAGTGCCAGCGCACAGTCCAGAGACTCACGGGAAGATCTCTTGTGCTGACGGCTCTCGTACAGGAAAGGCATGATGACCGTGATACGACGGGCCTTACCACCGACTGCTGCGATGATACGCTTCAGATCCTGATAGTGATCATCGGGAGACATATGATTCTCATTACCGCACAGGGAATAAGTCATGGAGTAGTTCAGTACATCTACTAACAGGTAGAGATCGGTACCGCGGACGGATTCTAAGATCTGACCTTTTGCTTCGCCGGAACCGAAACGGGGAACCTTTGCATCCAGCAGATAGGAATCTCTCTGATAACCTGCAAATGCCAAAGATTCTTTATGCTCGCTTTCTCTCTCAGCTCTCCATTTTACAAGATACTGGTCTACCTTTTCTCCTAAGGGCTTACAGCCGGGCAGGGAAATAATGCCCAGAGAGCCGACGGGGATGGTCTCCAGATTTCTTTTTTCTTCACGATTCGCCATTGGGGTAATCCTCACTTTCTGATTCTGTATACTGTTCGGTTACAATAAAATGATTAATTGTCAGATGCATTCTGCATACGCTTTTTGCACATACGGATATCGGGACCGGTGAGCTTACACAGATCGTAATGACTGGTAATGCGGGAAAATACCCGGTCGGAATAACGGTCGCGCAATTCCTCCAGACTTAAGTTCGTGGAGATGATGGTAGCTTTTTGGCGTAGATGTCTCTCGTTCAGACAGGAGAACAGCTGGGATGCCACAAAAGTATTGGTCATCTCCGTGCCGAGGTCATCAATGATCAGCAGATCACAGTTGTAGATATCCTCGTAGAATCCGGAGAGGGCTTCCTTTGCCCCGGCGTCAAAAGTATAACGCGCAAGGGTATCAAATAACCCGGAAGCACTGAAATAGATCACGGAATGCCCGCTCTGCAGCAATTCACTGGCGATGCATCCCGACAAAAAGCTTTTGCCAGTACCTACTGTACCATAAAAGAATAAATTGTGGTAGTCTTGTTTGAAGTTTTGTACAAAATTGTGACAGACATCGACGCATTTTCGGAAATGCGCCAGATCTTCTCCCTGATAGTATTCGTAAGACAGGTTGGAAAAATTCTCGGAAGCGATCATATCCCGGATATGAGACTGTTCATAGAGAATATCCAGTTCCTGCTGATGAAAACAATGACATTTTTTGCGAAGACCATTGTCACCTTCGATATAACCGGTATCCTTACAGTCCGGGCAGGTGTAGACCGGTTCTAAATAATCGACGGGATAACCGGCCGAGACGAGCAATTCTTTTTTTCGGCGGGAAATGTCCTTCAGAGAAAGACGCAGCCTGGTAAGCGCCTCATCATCGCCGTTTAATAAAAGCTTTGCCTGGGCTACGGAGAGTTCACCAACAGATTCGTCCAGCCTGCCGTATTCTGGAAGCTTTGTATAGACCTCCCGGCGGCGCTGTTCCGTCAGATGACGATTGCGGTCCCTGGTCTGTTCATAGTCTTTCATAATGGAATTGTATTGTGCGTTAGTCAGTGACACGACATGCTCCCCTTTACCTGTAAATATTTCGGTTAATTACTTAAGATCTCTTTTTCCAGAGCGGCAAAGTCATAACTGTTCTGGGCAAATTGTGTGAAACGGTTAGAGGATGCGGCAGGAGCAGGCTTTGTGGCCTTTTTCTTCTGGTAAGTGGCATCCGCCTGTTGGATATCCGCCTTGTGATGGATTCCTGCGTCTTTCCAGCTGCTTAAGATTCCTTCAGCATACTCGAAACGATGCCTGTCCGTAGCAAGGGAACTGCGCTCACAGGCTTCCAATATAATATCGGTGCTGAAGCCGTACTCTCTGGTCCAACGATTGATGAATTCCAGTTCCTTTGCTGTGGGAGAAGTACTGCGTCCTAAGCTGTTCATGATGGAATAGACATTTTTATCGTAACGGGTAGAGAATTTTTGCGCCTGTTTTGGCGTGGTGATACCCTCCTCTGCCCAGTTGACAGCAACTTTTTCTATGTATTTGAAATCTTTCTTTCCACGTTCTACGCAGTACTGCAGCAGATAATCGATCAGATCATCCGAAAAATGCAGCACATCTGTGAAGAACAGAATCGTTTTGATCTCGGAGGGGGTCAGAGGCTTACCAATATATGCTTCTGCGATGAACAAAAGCTGGGAAGTCTCTTCTCTTTCTTTAAATTCCCGCAACTGATCCAGGGAATAGGCGGGCTTGGTATAGACAGGAGTTGCCTCCTGCGGTGTAGTCTGCACACGCTGTGCAGCAGCGCTGATCATGGAGCTTCCTGCAGTATTCTGCGCCTGTACGGAACCGGAAGTTAACAGTACATTGTGCTGGGGGGCAGGGGTGGCCTGGGCACTCAGATCACGGAGATGGATACCTACCAGAGCCTTATTCTCATCAAAGTCCAGATCCAGAATCTGCTGCTTCTCCCAATATTTCAATGCACGGATCACATCCTTTTCCGTGTGGTTGAACTTGTCCGCAATTCCGGACACACTGATGGCCTGATCCGCATTCAGCATGCGCAGCAGATAGAAATA